CTTCCCCCAAGGAGATCATTTGTGAGTGCGTCCAGACGGGAGCGAACGCGCATATCGCCGTTATTGACAAGATCTTCCAGACGTTCCATTACGGCGCCTTCATCCAGAGGAGCGCCGCTGTTTCCGCCGAGCTTCGCAAGCGTTGCTTCGGAAAGGTCTGTAATTCGTTTCCCGCCATTGCGGAACATGCCGGGGAACTTACGCGACATTTCGCGCACCTGGTCTTTAGAGAGAAAACGTTCAGCCGCCTGCCGGTCAAGCCCGAGGTTCCGTATCCAGCCGAAATCTTCCGTCATTGGGTCAGCGGCCATAATGTCAAGGGCTTCACGCCGTGCGGCTTCATAATCTTTCCTGGTGGGCGGCATCTCAACGGGTTTCCCGCTTGCTTCTGTGATATAGTCGTCAATATTGCGCTTCATCAGGTCGGCAATGCGGCCCGTCTTCCGGTCGCCGGATACGGCCGACTGGTAGCCAATGTCGCCCAGCTCAGAGCGCATCGCCTGAAGGTCGCGCCACGTGGCAGGGGTGCCGGTCTGTGCGTAGGCGTCCACCGTCCGGTAGAAGTTTTTCGCCTGCGCCGGCATGAGGTCCCGTTCAATGGGAGACGTTCCAAGCGAGGCGTCAAATTTGTCAAGAAGAGGCCCGAGAGAGAAACGTGCCGTCCCCTCAGGGTCAACAGATTGATAGTTGCGGTTCACGCCTTCACGTGCGGCCTGATAATTTTGATCGTAGTGTTCCCGCAGTATCGGGCCGGCCTCACTGGCCCCCATACCCGCGGGCATTCTGTCTGCTAGCGCCTGTCTATCAGCATCCAGACGGGCCGCGGCCGCATCGCCAACTTCATTTGCGAGGGCCTGTTGGGCCTCACGCTGCTGCACCCTGCGGTCAGCGAACTTTCCAGAGTTTACGCCGCGGCTTGCGGCGATTTTTTCAAGGGATGAAATACCGCCATTGTTGGCGACCTGCCCCAGGGTAGGATCACTTCCCGGGATAAGCGGTTCAAGGGCGGCGTTATCCATGCCGGCAATCTGGCCGGCATACGGGCCCGCGGCGTCATTGAGCACACGGCCGGCAATCTGCCGGCGTCCGTTCTCCGTGAAGGTGCGGGCAATGTCGCGCACGTCTCCAAGGGGCGCGGCGAGGGTGGTTGCCCCCAGACGGGCGGCTGGAGCGGCGAACGCGGGGAGAAGACCACCTGCCACGCCGGCGGCAGTTCTCATGCCGGGGAAGGCGTCATTCTGATTTGCGAGTTCAGAGGCCGCACCTGCACCGGCACCGCTTGCCATCTGCATGCGCGGGGCGTCCGTCAGGAAGCGTGAGAGAGCGGGCGCTGCGTTGGACAGAGCTTTGCCAGCCTTAAACGCGCTGTTGAGCATGCCGGCAGGCGTGCCCATCTCAATTGCGCCAGAGCCCGCTGCATGGGCCATTTTCTCTTCATTACTTTCAGGTTTGGGCAGCCCGATAGCGTTCGCAATATCCACGCCCGGGTTACGGAACCGATTGTAGTTGCCCGTAAGGAGGCCGCTCCCGAGGTTGGCAAGGTAGTTAGGCAGGCCCGTGACGCCGCCAAGCAGACCTTCAATGCCCGTGCGGGCGGCCAGCCCGGCAGAACGCTTCAGGCCTGTTGCGGGCTGTTGAGCGGCAGAACCGGAAGCCCCCACGTGCTGTTTCACGACTTTTAAAATCGTGTCGTTGGGCGTACCGTCAGGGAACTGAATTGTATCCCCGTTGGGGAGGTCAACAGTCGTCATTTACTTCTCCACAAGATTGTCTGTTGCGGGGTCGTACCGGTAGTGGCGGCCGCCGGAAGGAGAGGCGGCGGAGGCAGAGGCGTTAGCTTTGGTGACGCGCTCCGGAGCGGGGGGAACTACGGAAGGAAGGTTCTTTTTGTACGCATCCCATGCCCGCATAGCCGCGTACCGATCTCCGCCATTTTTGCGCATTTGGCCAATCAGGAACATATCTTTCTCTTTACTGCGGGTAGCGATGTTAAACATATACTGCGCTATCCAATTAGCGCCTTCAGGGGAATTCTCAAATCTGACAAACGTTTTTTTGGCACGTTCGGAGTCGCCTTCTGTCTGGACGCCTTTCTGCTGGAGAAGAACGTCGAACACGTTTTTGTTAATCAAATATTGGAGGGCGTCCGCATCCCGTACATCGTTTGCGCCGATAAGGTTCCCCGAGAACCCTATTCTGTGCAGGAACTGGTTTGCCAAATCTATTTTGCCCTGCAACGGGCCGGATTTCAGATTCACAAGTAAAGATTTTAGCGTTTCAACATTCGTTATCATTTCGTCTTGCGCGGCCGCGTCGTCATTGAGGCTGTCATAATAATCAGCGCTTTTCTCCGCCAGCTTTTGGTTGAACAGGTAGCCCGGGCTTGCCTTTGTCCGCTCAAAATCGAATTTTTCTCTGTCGAGGTTGTTCTTTTCCTGCTGCTGCTGGAGGCCGGCAACACGCCCGGCCGCCGCGCCAAAATCACCGGGCATAGACGCGGCCGCCATAACGTTAGGCGAGACGCCGCCCGTTCCGCCGCTGTACGGTGCCCCGTTCTGTGCCTGCTGGCCCCCGCGATAGTCCACAGACCTGTAGCCGGCCGGGACGGGTTTCAGACCTACGGCCATATCGAATTCATCAGCCGGGACGTACTTGTAGGAGCCTTCATTTACGGTAATTGCCCGCATCAGCCCTTTCATTGTTTGCGGGTCATTGAGATTAAGCGGCTGGTTGGGGTCAACGCCCATCATAGCCGCCGTATCCTTGATAAGTGCGCTTGTGTCGTTTTCGTTGGACGGGCTCCACCGGGAGATGATAGCGGCTACCGTCGGATTTTGTGCGTAGGCGGGAGAAAGAAGGTTAGCTCGCATGCCTTTCAGGCCGTCCAGTATGGTAGGATACACGCGCACCTGGTCCCCGAAGTTACCCACGTTGCCGGGGTTATTCGTCAGGGCCGCTTTATCGAGGGGCGCGCCGTCAGGGCCCGCGGGGCGCTGGCTCTTGGGCGGGAGGGCGCTTGCGGGCATTGTCGGCCCATCGGGGATACGGGGCATTTTCAGGGGATCCATATCGGCGCCCTGCCCGCTTCCGCCTGTAAGACCGGGAAGCCCCATCAATCTGCCCCACAGATCCCGATCCGCGGCTTCTCTCTGTGCCTGCTGTTGAGCCAGCCCGAGTTTCTGCTGGGCAAGCTGAAGCTGCCCAAGAGATATTGCGTTGGCTAGTCCTCTGTCTTCTCTGGACGCCTCCCACTGTGCGCGGGCTAGAGCGTCCTGCGTGGCCATGCGGTCACGCTGGAGGCCGTACATGCCGGCGTTGCCGAGAGCGCCTAAGGCATCCAGCCCGCCACGCCCGAGGAGCTGGCCGAAATTCCGGCGTCCGTTGTTGTTGGCGAGCATGGATAAGGCTGTTACGCCGGCAAGGAAGCCGGGATTGCCAGAAACCACGTCAGCCATGGACATATTTTTAGGGGCGGGCTGTCCGCCCCACATTCCGAGAAGCCCGCCGGGCGCCTGCCCGTTATCGTATGGGTACGCCATTACTTGCCGCCTCCTCCCTTTCCGCCGCTGTCTGTTTCTGTCGTGCTTTCGCCCTGCCCACCATAAGAACCGCCAACAAGATTAAGGTAGTTCTGTAAGGCGAGCATGTCTTTTTGCTGGTTGTAGTTCCAGCGGTCAACGTCAGCATCAACTCTGCTCTGGTTGTAGTCATCTAGAGAAGAACCGGCCTGAGCGAGCTGGCTGGCGTCTGTGTATGTCTGGTTGCTGAGAGACTGCGCGGGAGTAGCGGCCGCAATCTGGCTGTTTATACCCTGATTGTACGCGTTCGCGGCATTGCCCGCCGCGTTCACGGCCTGATTATAAGCGTTGCTGTACATTCCGTTAGCCAGGTTCTGGTCAGCGTCCGCAATAGCGTTCGCCTGCGCTCCGCTACCATAGCGGCCCGCCTGAGAGAAATTGCCGTTGATTGCCGCGTTCGCCTTGTCTGCCGCATGGCTGTAAAGACTGTCGATATACGGGTTCGTGGACTGCGCGTACTGAGTAAGCGCGTTCAGGCCCGTATTGCCAGCCATAGCCGAACCGTTAAGAATGCCGGCCATACTGGACGCCGCGTTATCAATATTCGCGTCACCGCCCATCGCGCGGGCGTTAATCATGTTGCGGGCCGTAGTCGTGTATCCCGATTCATCCGCTACGGTAGAATTGGGGTAATAGTCCCCCGCGAGCCCGCCCGATTCATAAAGCCGGGCCGCTTCAGGGAAGACGCCTTTGACTTCTACGCCCTGAGAATTTTTGCCCCCGATAAGATAGGGGATCTGTGCGCCCCAAGGGGCCGCACTGCTGGTAGTGGTGGATTCTCCACCGCCGCCGCCTTTTCCGCCTCCGCCGCCGCCACCCATGGCGAAACCTCCGTTTATAAATCAAGTCCCGATACCGGGACGGTCATTCTTGTATGCTCTGTAACTATACCGTCAATATTTTGACGCCTGCTGTAGATGTAGCACGAACCGGGCAATCGCGCCACATCCCGGCCACCTGCCAAATGGGCAACTTTAAGCGCCGGTTCATTTGTCGCGGCGACTGTCCCCAGAACGCGGTCAATCGCGTATTCCCCGTCTTTGCGGGCATAAAGCCATTGAGCAAGCATCCCCACGGTTACAGCTATCTGTAGGGGCATCCCCTCGTAGCGCCGCACGCCGCAGGGGAGCGTGCAGAAATGACCCCATGCCGTGCGCCCACTGACATTGTTTAGCGCGTACATCGCCAGAAGCTCACCATTCAGAAGAATAAACCATGGCAGATTGCTTCCGTTCCTGCACCACCGGATATAGTCCGGCAGAGA